AGCTTCCCAGGTTCAGGAGTAGTTGCTTACGGTCAGAAGACCTTGCAAACTAAGGCCTCGGCTTTAGACCGGGTCAACGTCCGCAGACTTCTTATCAACCTTAAGAACTTCATCGGAGACCAAGCCAACACCCTGGTATTTGAGCAGAACACAATCGCTACCCGTAACAGATTCCTTGCCAACGTCAATCCTTACCTAGAGACGGTAGTACAGAGACAAGGCCTTTACGCTTACAGAGTGTTAATGGATGACACCAACAATACTGCCGACGTTATTGACCGCAACCAGTTAATAGGACAGATCTTCATCCAGCCTACCAAGACAGCAGAATTCATCGTACTAGACTTTGTAGTCCAGCCTACGGGAGCAACATTTAACGTATAAGCTATTTATAATTAAATAATCAGACCAGCAAAATGCCAGTACTAGATCCAAACGAAATTATGTTTACAGCCTTCGAGCCGAAGGTAGCTAACAGATTTATTATGTACATCGATGGAATTCCATCTTACATGGTTAAGAGCGTCTCTTCACCTTCCTTCACAGATGGTGTCATCAAGCTTGATCATATCAATACTTACAGAAAGATCAGAGGCAAGAGAGAGTGGCAGAACATGACCCTCAGCCTTTACGATCCCATCACACCTTCAGGCGCCCAGGCGGTCATGGAGTGGGCTAGACTTGGATACGAGTCAGTCACGGGCCGGGCCGGGTACTCGGACTTCTACAAGAAGGACGTTACCTTGAATGTTCTAGGACCGGTAGGAGATATAGTCGGTGAGTGGATTATCAAAGGAGCTTTCGTAGTCACTTCTAACTTCGGTCAGTATAACTGGTCTACAGAAGATGCCATCAACGTTGAACTGCAGCTTGCAATGGATTATTGCGTACTCAACTTTTAGAGATTTAGTTTTTATAAAAAATACAAGCCCGGTCTTAATGGCCGGGTTTTTTATTTTCATATATTTATATATAAAGCAATAAAGTTATATGGAATCAAAATTTAAGACCCCTACTGAATCAGTAGAACTTCCGTCAAAAGGTCTGTTATATCCTGAAGGTCATGCACTTTCTGCAGGTACTGTAGAGATGAAATACATGACCGCTAGAGAAGAAGACATTCTAACCAATCAGAATTATATCCGGCAAGGTACCGTAGTTGATAAGCTTCTACAATCACTGATTGTAACGGAGATCAATTATGACGATCTGCTTATCGGTGATAAAAACGCTATTATGATAGCCGCTCGCATCCTGTCATATGGCAAGGACTATGAATTTGATTTAGGAAACGGCAAGCAGAATATTGACTTGAGCATTTTCGAGGCAAAGAAGCTAGATGAGAGTTTATACAGCAAAGGTAAGAATGAATTCTCTTTCCTACTCCCCCACACCGATAACACCATCACGTTCAAGCTTTTGACCCACGGTGATGAAAAGAAGATCGAGCAGGAGATTAAAGGACTTCAGAAAATCAATAAAGATAACATCACCGAGACCACTACCCGCCTCAAGCACATGATCCTATCAATCAACGGATCCTATGAAAGATCGGATGTAAGGGATTTTGTTGACAACGGATTACTGGCCAGAGATGCAAGATCCCTTAGAGAGCACTACAACTTAGTCTCCCCGGATCTTGACCTAAACTATACTTACGTAGATCTAGACGGAGCGGAGAAGGAGGCCGTCCTTCCAATTACACTGAACTTTTTTTGGCCTGACGCCTGAATATAGGACCTTCCTCTTCAAGCAAATCCACGAGATTGTCTTCCATGGCAAGGGTGGGTATGACTGGGGGACTGTCTACACCATGCCCATATGGCTTAGAAGGTTTACTTTTAAGTCAATACAGGAATTTTATGAAAACGAGAAAGAAACCCAGGAGGAGATGCACAACAAAGTAGCAGGAGTCCAGAAAGCATCCTCTCAGAACACGGTCATGATCCCTGAAGCAGTTAAAAGAGCAAGTTACACTACAAAAAAACAGTCGTAATCTATTTATAAGATATAAAGAGAGCTATGGCTGATGAACAATTTGGAAATTTAGGACCTAAAGATTTTGATAATCTAAGATCAGCTGCTAGAGAAATTGGGAATCTCGCTGCAGCACAGCAATCTGCGCTTAGTTCTCTCGGGGAAAGCACTGCAATAGCTACTAGGGCATTTAGAGAGCAAATTGCATTAGCAGGTAAACTTGCTGGTCTGACTGCTGCAGAGTTAAAAAGTAAGGGAATCCTAGCTGAATTAGAAAGAAGAAAAATAGCTGCAGGTGCTTCGCTTACAAAACTTCAAGGGGAGGAAATCCAGCGTATTGCTAAAGTAAAACAGCTTGCAACCGACCTAGCTACGGCTCAAAGAAGAGCACTATCAGTAAGTGCAGATCAGGTAAGATCAGAAGAACGTAAGGTACTTTTACGGAAAGAAGACCTAGTAAAAGCTCAGGAAGGATTAGACATTGTAAGAGAAGCTGTAAAATCAGCCAAAGAGCTTGAAAAGAGCACTGAAGACCTAATACAGGTTAAGAAAGTTCTAGACTCGCAAACAAAATTTTTCGATAAATTAGAAAGTGCCGTTAAGGCAATTCCCGCTGTCGGAGAGGCTCTGAGTGGTCCGTTTACCAAAGCCTCTGCTGCAGCTAAAGAAGCAGCTGAAAAAGGTGTTGGCAAAATGAATGCCAATCTAGCAGGAGGAAAAGTATTAGCTACAGAATTAGCTACGATGCTAGGCCCAGTAGCAGTCCTAGGTGCTCTATTTAAAGTAAGCGATCAAGTAGCTCAGATCAACCGTCAACTAGGACTAGGTACTGAAGCAGCTGCTAGAACAAGAGATCGCTTCTCCCAAATCGCCGATCAGTCCAACAGCTCTAGATTTAACACCGAAAAGCTACTAAAAGCAAACCTTGACCTGAATCAGGCTCTAGGAACTAGCGTTGAGTTTAGCGGCGAAACCCTGAAGTCCTTTATCGAACTCACCCAGTATATGGGGGTAAGTGCTGAAGCTGCCGGTAAACTAGCAACGCTAGGTAAGATCACCGGGCAAACTTCAAATGAATTTGCAGGTAATTTAGCACAATCAGTTGCCCAGTCCGGTAAAGCAAATGGAATATTTGTATCAACTGCTTCAGCTTTTGAGAAAATTAAAAATCTATCAGGAACCACTCTTCTAAATCTTAGAAGAAATCCTGAAGCTATAGGACAGGCTATTATAGCGACTGAAAAATTAGGATTAAGCTTTGAACAGCTGCGATCTACTGCTTCAAGTCTCCTAGACTTTGAATCAAGTATTTCAAATGAATTAGAAGCAGAGGTTCTGACAGGCCGTCAGTTAAACCTAGAAAGAGCTAGAGCAGCAGCACTTAGAGGTGATGATCTCTCTTTAGCCCGGGAACTAACCAGAGAAGTAGGTACTGTTGCAGAGTTTGAAAAAATGAGCGTCATCCAACGTGAAGCCCTAGCCAAGGCCTTTGGAATGAACTCAGATCAAATGAGTGATATGCTTATAAAGCAGGAGTTAATGAATAAACTCGGCAGTGAAGCTAAGGATCTATCAGACGAACAGGCAAGAGCTGTTAAAGGTATGATGGATAAGAAGCCTGGAATGACTGCTAAGGAAGCGCTACTAGCACTTCAGACTCAAGAATCAGCTACTCAGAAATTCCAAGACGCTGTCGCCAAGCTTAGAACTGTGTTTACCGATCTTGTATCGTTCCTATCACCGGTATTAGACAAGTTCGGAAGCTTTATCTCTTCTTTTGCTTCCAGCGGCCTTGGTAAAGCGATAATGGGAGGAGGGATAGTAGCAAGTTTAATGTTAGCTCTTAAAAATATGATTATGCCAAGAGGCAGCTCCATGGCTAACCCCCTTTTCGTTTCCATGTCAGCAGGCGGATCCGGAATGCTTTCCGGTCTAGGTATAACATCAGCTGATAAAGCGGCAATGGTACGCCAGACAGGATCAGCTTCTGCAGCCAGAGGAGCTATCATGCGTAACCGAGGTGTGGGATTAGGAGCGGTAGCAGGTCTTGCCGGCGGTATGATGATGACATCAGAAAATGAAGGAGTGCAGATTGGAGGAGCCGCGCTCTCAGGAGCAGGCACTGGTGCTATGATCGGTTCAGTAATTCCAGGTATCGGTACATTAGCCGGAGCAGGTATAGGAGCAGCTATCGGAGGATTAACAGCCTACCTAAATAAAAAAGATAAAGAAGAAAAAGAAACCAAGGATACTTCAAATGAAAAGTACGACCAGATGATTAAACTCCTTCAAGAACAAGCAAACAAAGATACTAAGATCTTTATGGAGAGTAATCAAGTAGGGATAGGTTTGGCTTTAGGAAATCCTAGATTAAATTAAAATGCCGTTAATAGACCTCAAAACCAATCTTAAGTCTCTTTCCTACAACGGGAACGGTCCTTACATTCAGAAAGATATCAACAACCCCGGTCCTCCAGCTACCGGATTCGTTCAAGCCCGGATCGATGATACCTCCCGGATACTTAAGCTACTGGGTGAGAAAGGAGTGGTCTTTGGCAGCAAGCAAGCCCTGCTACTAGCCGGAACTAAGGGCTTCAGAGCCATACCACAGGCAGTAGGTATTTTAGCTAACATCGTAGCACAGGTACCGGTCAACGGAACGGGTACTCACTTCCTTCCTAT